TTTCACTGCGGCCTTTAGCAAAGGCGCAAACCCCCCCCCCACTGCATTTGTGTTTTTAACACAGTGTAGTCTTTATATTTCATAACAGGAACTTTGTTCCCGCCTCTATTGAGGCTTTTATAATTCATAATGAAATGTATCTTTTGTAGTCCTTATATGGACTTTATATGTTAATCAATTATTTGCGTTTTACACGCTATATTGGTTTGTATATTTATATATTATTATCTATTTTGTAGTCCCCTGTTGGGACTTTAAATATTGGATATCAACCGCATGGAAATAAAAATAAAATCTTTGTATAATTTAATTTAAAAAACTAAAAAACATTTCATGCGTACTCGGACCTTGTAGACCGGCTAGTACTTTTATTAAAGGGAATTACTTTGTATATTCCTTTCGATTTAACGAAGGTAGAAACGGCTTGAATGCGTTTCGCTCCTTGGAAGGAGCACACGGTTGCAAGATGAATATGTTGCTTTGTCGGTAGTATGTTACGACGTACTACTTGCTTGTAAGCGAGGTATTAGGTAAAGTTGATGGTTGACCCAAGACCATCGCCCCTCTGTTGTGAGGTGAAAAGTTTGGTGTTCTCGTGAGTATTGCTTGCGAGGTAGTGGAGGAGCGCGAATCTTAAATCAGCCCAGCAAACACAAGCTTATTGTGTACCGGACGCCTTATCTTTCTTTGAGTTAGATCATTAATGCCATACTAGTCAATAATTTATTTTGCCTTTTTCCATTAATCATCCCATTATCATGAAATTCAATAATGCCGTCCTCCATGCTCTCGCACAAGATGTGAGAGCACCCTCTAATGCTACTGCACCAGATGTAGAAGCACGCGTTACAAAACGCCCTAAACTCAATTCCACTATTGAGTCTATTACTCCCACTGATGAAGTCTTTGAGCACCCATCAGTCCCCAACGTTTCCGGTCCTCCCGATGAGGATCGATCTTTTGATTGTACACCACCAGACATTTCTGGTGCACAAGACAATCTCAGACCTCCCCCGTGCAGTATTCGGTCACAAACCGATGCTGTTAAGGAGGTCGCTGAAGCTTTTCGTTATCTTATGAGCGAAGAGGTTCCCCAAGTTCTGGGTTCCCAAACCCAATCCACTTCTATGTTCGCTCCTGTGACTGCTGCTTTAGTAAAAGCATTTACGGGACAACTAACCACCGAAGACCCTGATCTAGGTAAAGTCCTGGACGACACTACCAAAGCCATTGAAGGCGAAGGGTACACCGTCCTTGAAGGGTTTCGTTGGGTTGTGAAGAATTGGGAACTCTGCAAACATACACCAATTTGGCGACACGTCGCCGATCTTATGGCAATTTCTATTGTTTTGGGTTTCTTACCCGAAGAAAAAGAAGCCATTCATGTCAATTCGGTGTGTATTTTCAGAGCTACCGCCCTGAGCAAATTTGAT